AGTGGAACAGTTTTTAAATATTCTGTTCCATATTATATCAATTACCAGCAACAAAATTTAAAAAATCTTCTGAATAAAATCAAAGCAGCTAAATTTACGGTACTGCCTTCAGGAAAGATTGGATTACCAGATGAATTACAAACCTCTGTTAAGATTGGAGAAGGTGATTACCGCCTTGGGATTGGAGGACTACATAGTTCTGAAAAAACCGTTGCCTATAGAGCTACAGAAGGACTTAGTATTGTTGATCGTGATGTTGCAAGCTATTACCCTCGCCTTATTACTACTCTTGGGCTTTATCCTAGCTCATGCGGTCCAAATTTTTTGGTAGCATTTGAAAAATTAATTGATATTCGCTTAGATGCCAAAGCTAAGAAAATATTTTCCAGAGATAAGGGTTTAAAAATTGTTATTAATGGTACTTCTGGTAAGCTTTCTGATGTATGGTCTATATTTTATTCACCTGATCTTACAATTCAAATGACAGTATCGGGCCAATTAGCTCTACTGATGTTTATTGAATGGTTGGAAAGTGTAGGAATTAAAGTTATTAGTGCCAATACAGATGGTATCGTTATGCTTGTGGGTAAGGATCAGGAAAAAATTTATGAAGAAGTCTGGAAGCATTGGGAACAAACAACAGGATTTACTACTGAAGAAACGCGCTACTCAGGGTACTACGCAAGGGATGTTAATGCTTACTTTGCTGTGAAGCTGGACGGATCGGTTAAGGTCAAAGGCAATCCTTATTCTGAGGTAGGTTCCCAATCTGGCACTCAACTGGACGTTAATCCTTCAATCCTTGTTTGCTCTGATGCAGTCAAAGCTTTACTATCCAAGGGAACACCAATTGAACAAACAATTAAAGAATGTAAGGATTTCACTCGTTTCATTAATGTGAGACAGGCAAAATCTCCCGGTGCCCATAAGAACCAAGAATATTTAGGTAAGGTTTTACGCTGGTATTATGCCAAAGGTGAAAAAGGATGCATCAATACCGTAGCAGCCAATAACAAGGTAGCTGATAGCGATGGAGCTAAACCAGTAATGGATTTACCGGATCGTTTTCCAAAGGACATAGATTATGATTGGTATATCAGAAAGACCAATGAGATTTTGGAGGAAATAGGCTATCTCGCCCCCAAGCAGCTTGATCTTTTTAAAGGGGTACTTGTGTAACCTTTCCCCGGAATAACGCATGGGCGAGGCTGGCTGCTAACCCTAGCTACCGTCTAGTGTGGATCAAATCCAGCAAAGCGGTAGATGCGCGGCTGAGCGTATCCGCAGCATACTTGAGATTAGTTAGAGCTTCCTTCAGCTTTAATTCTTCTGAAGTAAAATCTTTATCATCACGTCCATCATCAGCCCATAGCCTTCTTATTTGATTTAACATTTTGCTATGACTTAAGTTCATTGGTTAATGCCGTTAAAGCAGTTGAGTTAGAGTGAAGTGCATTAGCTACCTGATCTGCTGCCTCTATTCTTTCGCTAAAACTTTCCAACAATTGATTTTCGAGTAGTTGTATTCGCATATCTTTTTTTTCTTCTCTTTCCTCAGACTTACGAAGCATTATCCACATTAAAGCGGCTAATGCTCCTGCTGGTCCCCAAGCTTTGATCAAATCCAGTAATACAATTTCCATCTAATCAATCGGAGCATTGAAACTGTCAAGGTCACTATCAAAATCTGATCTAATTTTAGCTAAATCTTCATCTGTAATAGTTCCTGCTGCTCCACCTTTTGCTAAAGTGGTTAACTGATCTACACGCGCTTTAATATCAATACCAGCTTCAACAAGGATAGGAAGTAACGAAACCCCTTTAGCAATTAAATCAAATATTACAGCCGTATTCATGATGTAGCTCCAATAACAATACCCAAGTTAGCAGCAGCACTCTTAACATTAGCATAGAGAGCAGTTAATTGATTGTATGCAACGCTAGCATTAATCTGATCATTGTTATCAACAAAAGTTCTTAATTGAGCGATCAAAGGTCTAACTTGACGAGTGTAAGCTTGAATTTGAGCAATGTCAGTTTTGCAATTTGCGTTTGCGGTTCCAGCTACACAAGCTCTTTTGTAAGTCTGTAAAGCTTGCAAAATAATATCGCCAGCTAATTCAATCTGAGCTTCTTCAGATTTGGTGACAGGATTAGCAATAGTCTTGGTAGCTAGACTAATCCCGGTTCCAACAGCCTGAAGCTGAGCGCAACCACCTAGCAACAGCAGCCCTAGAATTAAAAATTTTTTCATGGAGTAATAACCTTATCAGAGGGAACCGCCGCAGCTAGTATAGGGTCTTTGATCACAATCGGTTTAGCTAAGGGAGCACTTTCAGCTACAGCATCAAGCATGGAAGCGGTAGCAGCCTTGGAAATAGTGGTGTTAGGGTCTTTCGCCGCAGCTTGAACCGCAGCAGCTTGGTTGTCTACACTAGCAGACTTGCTGGCAAACTTAGCCATGACAATACCAATGACCGGGAATGCAACAATCAGGACTTGCCATAGTGAAGTTGCTCCATGAACTACTTGGCTTAAACCATTAAAGATTTCATTTAGAGCATCAGTAAAACCCTTCTGCTGTGAAGCAGACATTAAACCAATACCACCAACAAAACCTACAAATGTACTAGCGTAATTTCTACCAGAAGCTAAAAGCCTGCCAATGGTTTCAGTTGAGATATTCATTTGTTTAAATTCCTTTATCTAGAAACAGCTTCAAAATGCATCCAATCTTTTCTTCCCTTATAGTCCCCTCCCCATAACCAGCTTTCATTTTTAAATGCTTGAACAACTATAGGAGACATTTTACCTACTTTAGCCCCAAGAGGGTTATGCTCTGCATCAATGTCAATTGCAGCAGCAAAAGCATGGTTAGAAATATTGGTGGAACCACGAATAGGACGGTCATTATAACAGCCACTATAATTGGAAACTCCTATAGCATCAATCTTCTTCTGATCGTGCCCACACTTGTCCAAGATTTCACCAAACACTCTCAGCAAAGAACTAGCTACTGCTTTATTTACTGTAATAGTTTTTAACGGATGTCCTTCGTAATACATTTGGAAAGGTGGAGTAATAGGAATTAAATTAGTTCCCGGCTTTCCAAAGAACTTAGTCTTTGAAGCTGTATCGTCATGAGGCCATTTTTGTAAAGGCATTGTATCCTCACTTTACGTCATTCATCATTGCTGCAAAACAGAAAGTGCTAGTGCGGCATTGATAATTTAAAACATCTACTGCTCCAGCAGTAGTAGTCAAAACAGGAGCTACACCACCAGCAAATTTAAATTTACTATCCCAAACGGTAGTATGTAATCCAGCGCCATCTTGAATAAAAGTTATTGACCCTGATTTACCAACTACAACATTAGATAAAGTTTGAGTAGTGATATTACCAGTTAGGGTTACTACAGCATCCCTAAAGGTAGACATATCGAAAGTAGTAGTAGTGCCATAGGTAACAGTAACTTCAGGAGGCCATACTACACTAGGAGTAACAAGTTTACTTGCTGATGTCCCCGCATACATATCAGCGAAAGTAGCTAATTGATATTCTCCTAATATACCAGCATTATTATATAGAACGTTAGTATTGCTACCACCGCTTACTGTAGTTGATCCTACAACTATTCCTGACACCGGAACAGAAGTTACTTGAATTATGTTACCAGTGCAGAGCAATCCAGCACCGCAAGCAACGTCACCAGTCATTAAACCTAGTGATGTAACACCAGAAGCAATAGCTGAATTTTGATCAGGAGTAACTTTAACAATATAGTTTGTAGTTTTAGTAGGTTGAATTATGCTACCACCACTTATTGTTAATGGAGTGCTTGTGCCACCTTGAGCGACACCAGTAAAAACAGGGGTATTAACCGTAATACCTGTACCTAATGTATTTGTAGCTCCAGTAGTTACATCAAGTGAAGCAGCGACACCACCAGAGGTTACACCGGGAAAGCCAGTAGGAGTAACGAAGGTAGTAAAATTTGGGATAGAATGGGCATGACCGGGATCGGTAACAACTACAGTTGATAATGTTCCTGTAGGAGTATATGGAGGTAAATTAGCAGTATTGATTGTTACAGTTGAGGAAGATAACGTTTGACTACCACCAGCAGCATTCACACTATCAGGATTAGTACCATAATTAGGTGTAGTTAACACTCCTGCTGCTGCCCCGCCCATATTATCATTAGCAGCTAAAACATAGCCTCTTAAATCAGGAATATTAAAAGTAGTTGAGTGATTTCCATTACCCCAAGGAAATACAGTAGCAGCTACGTTTGTACTAATGACTGCATTAGCAGCTAGCGTAACAGTGCTAGGTGTTTTAGATACAATAGTTGAAGTACCAGCTACCAAGCACGATACTTCTACATTAGCTCCAACTGGAAAATTAGTAGTATCTGTAAAGCCAGTTAGGATCGGACTTCCACTAGTACAAAAAATAGTTGCGGTAGTAGTGATAGCTGTAAACAAAGCAGCATAGGTAGTTCTGTTTAACTCCTGCCCGTATGCAAAAAGATATTGGTTAGGCGCAATCATTCCAGCCCAAGGCTTGATTGTCGCAACTAGATCACCATCACCAGTTTGAATAGGCTGATCACTACCGCCACCACCAGCAGCCGTAACTTGGTCCCAAATAATATTTCCATTACGATCCTTAACAATTTGACGATAAGAACCGACACCTAAAACAATACTTCTTCCTGCTCCATCCAAGACAACAGGATTAGTATTTAAAACAGTTTTAGCAAAATCCTTCCATGTATTTTTACGAGTGGTACTAGAAGGAACAAAATAATCTACCGTGCCAGAAGTAAGAGGCTTTCCGTTTTGATCAAAAAAAGTTGTCTCAGCAGGAGGAATAATCCTAGCATCTTGAGCGCGGACAAGATTAACTTGTGCGGCAATTAAAAGTGACAGCAAGAAAGTTTTAAATATGGCACTTACAATTTTCATAATCTTTATCCTGCTAGTATTTTTAATCTATCGCAAAGTTATTTGGATGCCTACAATACTCGTTTTAATCGCTTTTGCATGGTGGAAACTAGAGCCTTCATACATCTACTTAAGGTATTATTTTAGAAGCAGCCGTAGCACTTCTAGACAACAGAGAAGGCTTAGGTCCAGTCATTCTAGCTTCGAGCCTTCTGATTAATTCATCCCTTGATGGACCTTCAGTTGGTAAAGCATACTTGGCATATTGCGCGTTATGTTCTCTGGCTAATTTCATCCTGATTGCGTCCTTAGCCATTGCTGCGCCTTTAGCGCCAGCTAAGATAGCTGAGCCAAAACCCGGAGTGCCACCTAAGAAGAAATTAGCACCTTCTGTCATCGCAACAGCAGGAGCACTTTTCATAACTTCAGTTTTAGTTGGTAAAGCAAATTGAGACTTGGAAGCAGAACGCATAGCCGTTTGGCTACCTTCTACAATCTTATTGTGGGTATTAGCTATATTGCGTTCATCCTGTAATAGTTTAATTAGCTTGCCAGCTTCATCTTTACCAAAAAGAATTTCAAGCTTAGCTTTATTAAAATCAGAACGCATTAAGCTTTCACCAACTAACGCTGGATTTTTTGCTACTCCAATTTCTGTTGCGATAGCTGCTCTGGCACCTTCCCTAGCAGCTTGCTTTTCAAAATCATTTAAACCGTCAAACCATTGTTTTGTAAAAGATGGAGTATTCTCCATTTTCTTTGAGCTAGAAAACAATCCTTCATATCCATCTTTAAATGCTTCAGTGATATTCATTTCATCACGATAGCTGGATAAAGCAGGCTTGTAATTTCCACCAGCAGCTTTATCAATATCAGAAACCAAACTATTTCTGATATTCATTAAAGCATTACCCATTTCACGCTCAGCGCCACTAGCACTATTCTTTAATCCTTCAGCTTGGCGACGCAAACCGGCTTGGAATTTGTGTAAATCTGGTGCTCCTGTTCTCATTTCTTTATCGTTAGCTAACATATTTTTAATTTGAACTAATTCTTTCTTAATAGCAGTTAAAGGTAATGAAGTTTCACCAGTAACGACGCTATGCACTCCCGGCTTTAAAACTTCATCTATTTTTGCCAATGTATTTGTAATATCAACAGCACCAGCATTAGTAACAGCAGGATTAATTTTTGTTTCTCCAACTTTTTTAGAAGATGCTGCTAAATCACTCATCTTTTTAGCTAAGTCAGGAGATATACCAGCATTTGTATCATATGCTGAATTAATAGCTCCCTTGGATGAAGCCATACGATCGGCAGATGTTTTAGCTAGGTAATCAATCTGCGGACCTTCACTAGTAAATAAATGCTGAGTATCCTGTAAAACTCTAGGAGATAAATCAGCAGGAGCTAAACGAGGATTAGCTTTCATAGCTGATACAACAGCAGGAAGATTTTCTTGACCAATATTTTCTACTAACGTTGAAAGAGCTTTGTTCTTTGGCAAAGCTTTAACTACTGCTGATCCTCCCGGTACAACAGGAATAGCAGAACCAGCTACAAAAGCTGCTCTATCACCAATGTCTTTACTACCTGTAATATCGGTAATAGGAGTAGCTACAGCACCTTCAATAGCTCCAGTGACAGGAGAAGCAGCACCAGCTAATAAACCTAGAGCAGCCTTACCAGCCCCTTTATATGGATGTCCTGTTTCCAAATCAGCAGCCGCACTTCCTAGCAAAGCTTTAGCCGCTATCCCATGCTCAGCCATACTTTCTTGAACAGAAGTTGCAGGCAATAAACGCCTTGGATTTTCACCACCAGTTTGAGTAGGAACAGTTTGATTAAATTCGTCTGACGCTTCTTTAGAAACTCCAGAAATTGGAGGTTTAGGAGAGGTATCAATAATTACTTTTTTAATATCCTTTGGTAATGGCTCAGATTTAACTCCAAAATCAGACAATATTTTATCAATATCAAAAGAGCTTTTAGAAGCAGCTTTTGCAGGCTGCTTTTCAAACTGTCCTAATACATCATCTATGTTAAAATCATCAGCCATTACATGCCTTCATAAATTCCATGTTCTTTTGCTAATTTTAAAGTCTCTAAAAATTTATTAGCAATTTGCTTCTCACTGGCGTTACCCTTTTTATATTGAGTAGCCATTTTAGTAATTAAAGCACCTCTATCTTTTTCAGGAAGCAAATCTAACGTCAATGCTTTTTCATCTACAGATTGTGGGAAACTTCCTTCATGTTTAATATAATTCTGATAATCTGTACCTTTAAAAGCATTAGGCTTTAAGATTTGAACTCTATCTAATGCAATAGCATCACGAGTTAAATTTTGTAATGCGGGAAGAATTTGCTTCTTTGGATTAGGCGAACCAGCTTCAGCTAAAGCTTGCTGAGCATCAGAACGTTGTCCTAATGGGCTACTACCCACATACTGAGCTAACTTTTTCTCAAGCTCTTGTCTAGCAACTGTAGGATCGTTATCAATTTTAGTATCTGTAATTCCCCAAGCTTTTAAGCCTGCGATAAAATCATTATATTGAGCAGTTCCCGGTCCAGTTGCTAATCCCGGCATTAATTTTAATGCTTGAATAGCAGGCTTGATTGATTGTGCTCTGGAGGAAGCATTTAATTGAGATACAGAATAGGCTTTCTTGCCTTCTTCAAAGAGAGGGCTAGGACCAGCTTTTAAGGCTGCTCCACCGTCCCCGGCAAAGCGTTGAGCAAAGTCATAGCCTGTCTGTGTAGTTGGTCCTGTTGGTCCGCTAATGCGGTCTACGGGCATTCTGCGCGGAACAATAGGAGTACCACCGGGGCGTGGTGCTACAGTAGTAGCAGCAGGAGTATCAGGATTAAGAGAACCGCGATTAGCATTAGGAACTAAAGGACCAGTATCACGATAGACACCAGAAGGTGCAGCAGCCGGTAGTTTTCTAGCCTGATTGTTTTCATCATAAAATTCAGTACCGGGAGGATTTTGAACAGGCACAACAGTAGAAGGTCTAAATCCACCACCTTGACTAACAGGAAGTTGAACACCTTGACGCATTACACCTTGGTCATTAACGTCTTTATTTTGGCCTAAATGGTAATTGATTTGCTGTTGATGATCAGCAGCAGTAGTCATAAATTCATCATAAAAGGCTTTAGAACTAGGAGCAGCCATTGCCCTTTGTTTAAATGTATTTAATGCTTGCGCTGGAACCAAACCCATTTGAACAGCAGTTTGAGCAGCTTGAATATAATCTTCTTTGCTAGCATTAGGACCAAGAGCACCCATAGCTCTGCTCATGTACTGCAAACCTTGATTAGCTTGATCAAGTTGAGCTTGGCTAATTGATAATTGCTGCTGGCGTAAAGCACCAACCTTTGCAGCAATATCTAGCGGATTAGCTGGAGCTACAGGTTTAGGGTATGAGCTAGTATCAACTTCAGCCATTTTAAAATTTCCTAAGCATCAGTAACCAAACTCATATTAGTTCCGCCGCCACCGCTACCACTACCATACAAACCTTTAGCCATCGCATAGCCAGCAAGATTATTAGAGAAATTAGATACTGCTCCACCAGTAGCATTAGCCGCAGCAGCTTGAGCGTTACCAGCACCTATTTGAGCACTTCCAATTTGTCCTGCTGCTGTAGTTGCAGTATTAGCCGCAGCAGTACCAGCAGTACCAGTTTGAGCAGAAGCATTTTCACCAGTATCAACTAAACCTTTTAAGCGATTATAAGCATTAGTTTGGTTGGTAACTGTATCAGCAAACTGTTGCTGCTTTACTCCAAATTGATCCAAGTAAGTTTTATCTGCTAATCCAGTAGCAAAAGTAGAAGCACCTTTTAAGGCTGCTCCAGAAGTTCCTAATCCTCTAGCTGCTGATGAATTTTGAGCAGCTTTTAAACCTTGAGTTAAAGTAAATTGATAACCGGGAGTTTGTTCTAACTCAGCTTGTGTCATACTAGGAACAGGAACAGGAGTAGTTAAATCTGACAATCTTGATGTTAATTGATCACCAGCACCTTGCCCTATTTGTCTAAATGGGGCTAGATCACCGCGAGTAGTATTATACATACCCAAGGATATGTCTTGACCACGTTGAGCAGTCTGTGCTGCCTGCTGAGCAGCAGCCGTTTGAGCATCAGCAGCTTTGCTAGCTCCATAAATTGTTGCGCCAGCACTAAGTAAGCCACCACCTATAACTGCTGTTGCTACCCATGCCATTTAATTAAATCCTAAACTGAGTTGAGCAGCATTACAAAAATCTAACCATTCTTGCTCGCTACCCACAATAAAATCGTTCCTGATCTTATCTACATCTTTTTCGTTAGTCCCATGAACCGTAGTCCATACGCAATCAGTCAGAGCATAAGCAGCCCTCTTGGTTCCTGCTGGCGAAACTACCGTAAACGGCGCGGAAACCTCTTTAGCGCCTTCCTCAGTTGTGACTATCATAGAGCCAGAGGAAAGAATATTTAAATTTTGAAACTTGTGGATTTCACCAATCAAAGTAACGCCAGCAGGGATATGAAGTTCTCTTGCATAAACATCTTTAGAAAAGTGGTGAATTACTTTTAACTCTACTTGAGGCATTTGAAGCATTAGTGCTTCTAACTCAAAAGTTTTATTTCTAACTCTGTCTGCTTTTTGAAGTGATACCATATCCATTTTATTACTCCAAGAATTGTACTGTTGGCGATCCGGTCCAACTAAGAATATCACCAATCCCCATTGGAATTATCACTTGACCTGTAAGAATAATATTAACAGTACCTCTGGTTAAAGTTATGGTAGCTGCTCCAATTATAATCACATGACCAACAGCGTTAGGAATAAAAGGGCTAGGTAAAGTCACATCTACTACAGCAGGAGCCTTCTGAGTAAACTGTTGAAAGAAGCTATTCCAAGGTGGAATTACCCTACCATCCTTGCCAACTAGTGGAGAGCTTAAGTTGATTAATGGGCTAGTCATTTAGGATACTTGTAACCGTCTACATCAGCTTTGCGTTCTTCAAAAGTTTCAGAGCTATCTTTAATTTGCAGCTTACCAGCAGTCTGAGCATCGCGCATTGCTTGTGATGGAAACACAATTGATAACTGTTCTTTAGGATCAATAGAAACACCATCAATCTCTAAAGGTTTGTCGGTTATGTTTTTAATTACATAAGGCATATTTCAAGTCCTTGCTGCTGTACGATCCACAAAACCACCATTTAAAGCGGTTTTATTGGCAGTAGACCAACTAAGTTTAAATACTCTATCTCTTGCTTGTCCTAACCTGTTCCAAGAAATAGTAGTTAAATAGTCACCTAATTTACCCATACTTTGCATAACAGGATTACCGTAACTAACACCTTTATCATCGGACCAACTTAAGCTTACTTGAGGATCACTATCATCAGGAACGGTTCCTACTTCCATATCAGCGTCAAAACTGTTGTAAGTTATTCGCTGATTATTATCTATCATGTGGGGAAACGTTCTAGTCCTGATAATTTGCCCCGTAGGAGTAGCAATACTATAATCAGTAAAGGTAGAGGCATTTAACTTTAATAATTGACCGCTTTCCCAATCACCAACTAAGATAACACCATAAGCGAACATGCAACAGTTAGCTCTAGGACGATTTAAAATTCCGTTGCTATCGCTCCAATTCCACTCATTCCATTGTTTAGTTTTTAAATCGTACATCCAACCTTTGTTGGCGATTGGAAAAACTAAACAATAAAAAGGATGATCCTCAATCTGAAAACAAAATCCTATAGCATCAGATAATGTTTCATAGCTTTTAAACTCTGATACAATTCTAGGAGTGGAAATTTCACTTACATCATAGCCTTGTCCTTGAATAACAATTCCATTGCCTTGCTGATCCTGCATAATGTAGAAAACTAAAATATCTATGGTAGCTATTGAGAATGCAGCAGCAGAGCCATGATTGATATAAGCACCCTGTTGCTGCTGGAAATAAAAGTCAGCAGCACCAGTTCCGATCCAAACCTCAGTTGTCAAACTTCCAATTAACCAAAGCTCTCTATGTACTGAAGCTAATCCCACAATAGGATCGTTGAAGCCAGCCTTAGCCGCAATATCCAGAGGATCGAAAGCTCCGGTAGTGGTTAGTAAAGTATAACTTGCATTTCCAATTGAGATAAAAAATTGATTTGTTTCTGGCCTGTTAAATACAAAGAATGTATCCAGTAGGACTACATAATCAGCACCATAAAAGTTAGGATCAATAATGACACCAACATTATTGTTAGTAAGGTCTATTACATAGCCGTTCAAACCATCGACCAAAACACAAACCAAACCATTATCAGCAAATTTAATTTGACTTTGTCTGTCAGCAATAACAGCAATTTTAGTTAGAGTTGTATCAGAAGCTAAAAAATAAACATTAGGACCAACTACATAATAAGCAGTACCAATGCTAGTTCTATAAGCTCCCCTCGCATTTCTTAGAAAACCCGGATCGGAATACAAATCAGTACCGGGAGTTGGATAGTAAGTTACCTTAGCAGGAGCTTGAGGGTCCATCTGAGCATTAATTTCAGCATACAAATTAACGCATTCTTGACCGGAGGCTATTACGCTTTTTCCAGCATAAGCAGAGCTAATTAATTCGACCCTTGCCACTAATATTGATCCGCATTAAAAATATAAAACCCATTACCACCATTGCCATTAAAGCGATAAGCTGGCGGCATTTTTAAACTTGGGATTTGGACATTAGCTTGTCGCAATGTTCGCAGAGATACTTTAGCTAATTTACCCTGTACTGGATTAGCAGGGTACTGATACATGCTAACAATTCTAACACATAAATTATAGTGAATAGCTTCCTCATATTCAGGAGGCATATTAAATTCTGCATCTAAACTATCAGTAACGTTAGTTACACTATAAATAAAACCTGATCCAGTACCGCCCATGTTGGTAGTATCTAGAGTTAGTTTGTCATTTATTTTATATCCGTTACCCGGATCATGAATTACAATAGTTGTGACTACTCCACCAGCTACAGTAACATCCGCTGATCCTTCAGCACCAAAACCAGTTAAGTTGACAAATGCTATATCTAAATAATTTCCATCTGTATAAGCTGTACCAGCAGCTTCTATAGTTCCTGATAACAATTCAATTAAAAAATCAATTGGTCCTTTAAGGATCAAATGGATTTCATAATCAGATGTGGGGATAGGCCAGATGAAAACATTTCCATAAGGAAATGCTCCATCATAAAAGAAATAGCTAGGCCAAGTGTTTAATTCTTTAAGGGCTATTCGCGAATAATCTTCATAGCTATAAATTGGTCGCAGAGGATAGCTAACCTGATTAGGAGCATTACTATTTAATTGTTTAAAATAAGCAGCTTGAATTTTATCTGGCCTAAGCGTATTGTAATGTTGCCCCGGTCCAATCAGATTTGATTTTAAACTATTACCAGAAGCAGAAACATCTATCAGATTAGGAACTAGCCATCTAAGCTTCTGCCATTGCCCTAGCATCCTATGCAAGAGCGTAAAGCAATCATTTATATCTTCAGAGTTAGGAGTTTGTCCTATCCCTAAAACTCCAGCCTCTTTAAGAGCTAAAGTTACAAAGTCTCTTGCGGTAGTCATTTAAGCTGAAGGCCATGCGGGAGGATCAGAAGGCTTTTCTTCTTCCTGTTTAACTTCAGGATTAAGCAAAGCATTTTCTTCTTCTTCACTATTTACAATTACATTTCCGATCCATCTCGGATATTTAGTATGCCCAAGCTCATTTAAGATATTAGGGTCTTTGCCAAAACCGGGATGTGGATTTGAAACAGAATAAGGGTTCATGTCTACTGACTTTCCATCTGCAATCATTTGTTCATAAGGTAAAATTAAATCTTTAGGTTCGGGGAATGATACAATTGCCATTTTTTATTTTCCTTGACTTATTAGTTTGATTGTGGTATGATTGATTTCTTAACAGAAAGGAACCTTTCATGGCCTTAGTTAACGAACAATGCCGCGACCAAGCTGAGAAAGCTTCTGCTACTGGTAATCATCTTTTAGCCTATAGATGGTATAACACCGCAGCAGGAAGAACAATAGGCCACAAAAAAAGTGATCGTTACCATGAGTTAGCAGCCAATGAATTAGCTAAATCAGGTATTGATCCTAAAACAATTAAAAATATGTACGCTGAAGATAGCGAAGCAGTTTAAAACTTTAAGGGGCTGGCTATTATACCAGCCCCTTAATTTTTAATTACACCTTATCAGCGATCACGCAAAGCCATTCCGGCCTGATGTACTTAAACCCAAACAGCACGTCCAAGCGAGTAGCCAACTGATCCGTTAGCGGAAGATAGTCAGTTAACATACGCATGGAAACGCCATCGTAGGAAGTACGCGCTGCTTCCTCAACTGCTTTCTTGGGCATAACCAAGTCAGCAGAAGCCATCGTAACAGCCTTCTGAGTGTAAGCCAGAGACTTACGATAGACACCAGAAGCAGGAGTTACCAGAACAACAGCAGCAGTATTAAGTGCTAAAGCGTCAACAGTCTGATACTGCTGATCAGCACCACCAGCAACGCCACCAACCGGACCAATGATACCCGGATAGAGAGGAAGCGAAGTTGCACCAGTAATAACGTCAGCGGTAATAACAAACTGACGTAAGGTGCCAAGGCTTTGCTTGGTAACACGGTTAACAGCATTCACAGCAGCAATAGTAACAATATCACCTTTCTTGAAAGTGCCAGTGATAGCGTTAACAGTTAAATTGCCACCGCTAGTAGCAGTAGTTTGATTTCCGCCATTAACAGTACCACCAGCAGAGAACGTTCCGGTAGTATGTTTAATGACAGTCTGATCCCTAAAGAAGCGATCATAGCCAAGTCCAGACTTCATCATACCAGAACGGAATTGAGCAGAGATTTCCGTAACAGGATTGAGCAAGCCTGCCAGAGAGCTAACAGTGCGAGCATCTGAAGTAGGGTCTTGAACGCAACGGCGGTCCATCATGGTTGCGCCTTGATCATCTAGCACCGCATTTGCCCCGGTGAATTGATCCATAGTCGGGGAAATGATGTTGCCAGCACCATCAGTATTAGCAACCAGATTACAAACGCCACCTTCTGCGCCATTCATAATGGTTTGTGCAACCTTACCGCAGAGAGCATTGACCATAGGAGCCATCACAAGCTCACTAAAGCGATCCATGCTCATAGTACGCTCAGCAGTAGTATAGGGAGTTGCAACGTTCTTCTGACTGGAAACAGTTAGCGAAGTGTACTGTTGGGTATTGTCCTGAAGCTGCATTGCAGGACCATCAGTGACAACAAAATCAGAAGGCAAACGGATACGCAGAGTGTCACCAATCTTCGCTCCATCAACTGCAAACTGATCATCGTATTGCGTATCCATGTTCATGATAAACAGGTTACTATTTTTGAAAAGCATTACCGCTTCAGCAGTAATCATATCAATAGTAAGATAGGTATTAGCCATAGTTAGCTCCTGAAATGGCGCATAGAAGCGCACAATAAAATTTTAATTGGTGAAATGTCTGGTGCTCGAAAGCAGACAATTTAACGAGCCAGCAATGGCCTATGAACCGGACCAAGGCGGAAAACTAAGCAGGGTTTGTCAAAGCGAACCAAGAAACGCTTATGTCATAAGAACTATTTTAAAAATTAGGAACCGTCAAGAGAGAAGTGTGGGAATTTTACATCCCCACACTCAAGATTGTGGCCTTCTCCTGTTAGGGTGAACCACGCTCTCTAAGCGGTAGCTAGCATACCGCTATCAACGTCCAGCCTTCCTACGCTCTAGCATCTGAGCTTGACGTTTTCTAACATAGGTATCCATATCTTTAGTATCAGCTTCAGTTATGACAGTAGAACCATTGTTGTTTCTAGGATTAACTGGAGTGATAGGATCGGGAACCTTTGATATTTGGCGTCTTGCTGGCTTCTTAGCATTAGCCAATTTAGTTGAAAGCTCTACCAGTTCTCTAGTCATCTTAGCAGGACTATTTTTAAATCCATAAATCTTTTCTGCTAATTCATCATCATTTGCTATTGCTACCAGAACTTCAGCACCATTATCAAAATCACTGATAACGCCAATCATGAAAGAGGGGATAGCTCCAAACTGATCAGCTATATCAGCAATGTTGTCATCAAACTTTGGATCAAGCTTGATCGCAGCTTTTTGAAGTGTGGCACAAGTCTTATCAAAGTCAGACTGAAGATTAGCTAATTCTCTATCCCTTAATTTCTTTTCAGCTATAGCATTAGCTCTGGCTTCTACTTCTTCCTCAGTCAGCTTGCTATCAGGATTAGCATCTTTAAATCTTTTAAGTTCTTCTTCAGCAGCAGTCTTAGCGGCAATTGCTTCGTCAATGCGACGTTGCATCCTGTCATCTTTACGCCTAGCCTTGGCTGCTGCTTTCTCCAGAGCTTCCTTTTCTTTAATTTGCTCTGGCGTTAGTTCTTCTTCAACTTTCTTTTCTTCATCTTCTAAATCTTCATCCTCTTTTTCTTCTTCCTTTTCTTCATCAATTTCTTTTTCTTCTTCTTTTTCCTCCCCTTCCTTTTCAGCTACAACAGTATTATTCTTTAAAAGTTCTGCTCTTAAAGTATCCCTAGCAGCCTTGGCTTCACTCTCAGCATCGAATACAGCATAGGAGAGAAGGGAACCACCGTTCATTAAGTGCTTAAGCATTGGGTTTGTCCTGTTTATTTTTAATTGCTAATTCAACTGAATTTTTTAATTCTAAGAATTTAGGATTAGGTGGAGGAAATTCCATATTTTGAAATTTAGGATGTTTAGATGCTTCTTCACGCTTATTCATGGCTACATTGATGCTATTCAGCATAGCCTCCAGTTCCCACAATTCTTTATCGTCAACTTTGTGGGTAGATACTTCTTCCTTATTATCTGCCATCAACAAATATCCTTTAACGTCTTGACCTTATCCTTGGCAAGCTTTTTAACATCCCGCATTAAATCTTTATCCCGTCTATGGCCTTCTGCCCGTTCAATATCTTCAAGAGCACTTCTAGCCTTGTACTTGCGTTCTCTATCATCGCTATCAGGACTAGTTCTTTCATGAACAATCTTTACAGGAACAGCTTTAGTTAGCTTCTCAACAGGTAAATATTTCTTTCCCATGTCACACCTTCTTTGAATTTAAAATAATTACAGGTTTAGGCTTTTCAGTATCAGGTTTATACAAAACAGTTTGCTCAAACTCAGGCAAGTTACCAGCCGTCTTAGCCATCATATCTAGATCAGGATCGTTAACACGTTCCATGAGAGCTTGGTAGATCACTTCTTTTTGGTTGGCTGGAGTACTATCACGCGAAAGAATTTCTGTTAAGGCGTGAACCGCAGCCGGGATGAATTTTTCCAAATGCCTTCTGGCAAAATCGCGAGGGGACTTGTACCTTAAAAGATTAATAGTTTGCCCCTGAAGCTTTACTAACGTCATTCCACTTGAACGCGCAGCATCATACCAAGTACCGGCAAATTCACCAGCAGTTTTTTCTATGATTACATCACTTGGGTCTTTGATTTTAAGGCTCACTTAGCTTTCCTCTTAACACTGTATGCGATTGCGACCGCTTGCTTGACAGGCTTACCAGCATTTACTTCAGCTTTAATATTTTGTTTGAATGCTTTCTTTGACTTACTTTTTTTGAGAGGCATTTTTCTTCTCCTGTTGAAAGGGATTACCAGCTACGGGAGTAAACATATGAGTAGAGCTAAAGAGAGGAAAGCCTTTGTGCATAGCTTGGTCTTTTAGAGATTGTGGGATATCAATGTAGTGAACGGTATGCTCTGGATTATCAACCAAATAAGATTTCCTATGAGCTTCATCTTCATAATATTTTTTTGTATTTGGATGCAAGTTTTCCCAAGATGGATCACCACCTTTACGATCATAAGTCTCATACAGTGTTTTAGCTAATTTGTTAATTTCTTCTGGAGAAGCTTCGACCTTCTTTGGTGAATAAGTCTTTACTTTAACACCATGCTCTTTACCAATCTTATTTAAAGCATCAGGGATCATCTTATCATAGAAGCCTTTCATTCCTTCGCCACCTATTTTAAGGTCTACATTTTCTAATGTACCAATATCTTTATCATAAACACTTTTATTATCTTTATTATATTTATCTAAAGCTGCTTTTACAGCTTCTTCTTTTGTATTATGTTTTGAAGCATATACGCGATGTGGATCATTATGATCCACTACTCCATAATTAAATTTAGGATTATCAGCATTGGAAAATGGAGTAACAAATTCTTCTACTGTAAAACGATCCTTTGGTAATTCATTAACAGGTTTAAAAGGTATAGTTTTATCAGCCTTCTCAATAATTTTTTCAGCTATCTCTTTCCCCACATAATCAGCCAGCTTTTCTTTTGGAATTGGTTGACCATTGTTAACTGGAATTTCATGTCCATTGTGGCCTTCAGGAGCAATCAAATAACCCTTCTCAGTATTGGTAAAATGAATTTTATTAACTTGCTTACTCAAGTCATACCTAGCAGCCTGCGCTTCTCCCGGTGTCCAGCTAAGCCTATCATAACCCTTCTCAGCAGCTTCTCTAATCATACGCTTCAAAGCTAGCTCATGCCAAGTTTTCTTGAATGGAGCGTCTGGAATACCGCTATCTTTTAATTCGTTATGCGCCTTAGAAAGAGCAAGCTGCTGTTCTTTAATAGGCTTCCTTTTATCTTCTACTAAATTGCTAATTCTATTAAATTCTTCAACAGCTTTAAGATGCTCTGGAGAGCCATAAGAATTAGCAAATTCTTTAGGAACATTATTAGCAAAAGCACTAGAACTAGCAAATTTACCTTTTGTTTCTTCTAGCCAAGTATTTTTCTCTACGTCTTTTAAAGTCTCTTTTAATTCTTCAAGCTTATTTATAAAATATTCTTTTTTATCTTTGATATCCTTTGTTGAGTATCCTTTAGCTCTCCCCTGCTGATGCCAATCAGATTGTATTTCTTCAAGATGGAGAGATTTTAAACCTTCAGACTTACTGTAATCTAATTTAGTCCCTTCTGTAGCTTTCTTAGCTTCAGCTTCAGTATTATATCTGCCTTTAATTTCTGCTGTTACAGGGTCAAATACTTCATAAGAAGAAGGTTTCTCAGGTAAAGACTTACGCAAAGCATCTTCTTTTGAGCGAAGTGCTACAAGCTTATCCTGTAATTCTTTTAATTCGGGATGCTCTACAGGTTCCTCTATTTTCTTTAGAGCTTCCAAATGCGTCAATTTACCAGCTTTTAAATCATCTTGAATTTTAGCATTTCTATCAAATTCTAATGATCTAGCTTTAAATCTTATATCCTTACCTGTCTCACCTTGCTCTTTTCTAAGAGCCTCAAGCTTTGGCTTAGCATCCTCATGAGCTTTTAAAGCAGCCTTTTGCTCTGCTGTATATTCAATAGGCATTGTCCTATCATTCATTCTAACATGAGCTAGAATGTTTGGTTCTTCCCAATGAGCTTTAACATAAAAAGGATCACCATATTTCCAAGGATGCTCTTTCATGGTATCTTCTACCATTTGATTATGAAGAACGTCCATTTTTTTGTTTACGGCAATTAAATCAGCTTTAGCTTTTTCCCATTCTTCCCCTGTTAAACGTCTATTATAGTCATCAACTAATGGAGTTAATTTTTGACGTTCTGCTACTAAAGCATCCCAATCTTTCATATATTTTGCAGATGCAGTAGGGCTAGGAGATACTTCATCTTTGACTTGTTTAGGCAACGTCAACAATTTCTCTCTATAATTTTCTCCACCGGGAAGCTGATAGGATTGAAATTTAGTATCGCCAACATCTTTAGTAGCTTCAACTTCTCTAGCTAATTTTAAAATTTCTTCATCAGGCATACCTTTAAAAGTTTCTCTAAAATTAACATTATGAGTTTTAGCTAATGCTATATCTTCAGGAGTATGAAGTTCATGAGCTATGCGACTATCCCTCATATAATGGAAATAAGGATCAGAGCTTAAACCCTTATCAACTTCCTTCAACTCCACTTTATTAGCAGCTAAATGATCCTCAATCTGAGCTTTGGTAACAGGCTTACCTTTATTTTCCTCTAGGAAGCCTTTTAATCCCGTCCAATTCATTTCTTCTGGCTTCACTCCCGGCTTATTCGAGAGTGTACTTAGCCACTGATCGCCAGTCATTTTTGATTGAGTGATTTTACTTACATTATGCTCAAGAGCAGAATAGAAGGGATTGGCTTTTTCCAAAGCTTGTACTGCCATTCCCGGTTGACTTGTATCTGACAATAGCAATCCGCTCTTACCTTCGTTAGCAGGATTAAATTGGGCAAACTTGGAACGTATTTGATGTGGTTCAAATGGGATAGCTACATTATGTCCTTTCCCTCCCGCCTTTCCACCAGTATCAACAATACCGTCATAACCAAGTTGCTTCAAAGCATTGGTTATTTTATCAGGGATGGAAGTCCAAGTGTAGCCGGGGATGCCTTTATCAGTATCCTCTTTTAATTGTTTAATCCATGTTTTAGGTGT